AGCCTGGGCTCGTGGTGATCACTGCCCCAAAAGCAGCCGCCAACAAATCAGCCATCGTATTGCCGGACCTGAATTGCACCTGCACCGTATCACCAAGAGACTCTAGCCTCCCAAATTCAAAGCTGTTGAGCGTTGTCGGGACGCCGAAGCTGTGCTGAAGCCGCAAATACCCGGTTGTAGCGAATACGGTGGGGGTATCGAGCTTGATGTAATCGCAGTCGATGGCACATCCAAACGCGCCCACGGTCGGAACCGGCCCGCCGATTTCGGCAAAAATATCGCCCGTGAGCGTCCGGATCGGCGGTGATCCATGGGTCTGCAGGAGGATATTGGCCGGGTTATCCGAATAGAAGATGAGGTAAGTCACGCCACCATTGGCATTGGCAGTCACGCGCAAGGTGAAAATCTGTCCATCGGGCGCGATCATCCCCTGGTTCACGACAACTGGCCATGTGGCATCGCCGGCAAAGACATCTGCGCCGCTTTGGTTTTTGATGCGAGCCGTGAAGTTGACGATCCCGTTCTGAACGATCGTCATTTGCATCTCATGCAGAACCTTCGCCTCACGAGCCGCGCCATCAACAATTTCTCGCACTCCCTGCAGCATGGCAATCGAGAACATACCCGTGTTAAAGGAAGAGGCGAGCAGTCGTCTACGGAACCTGACTTCCACCTCCATGCCTCCCTGCGCTACGTTACGGGTGACATGCACGTGATTGGGAGACCCAGAGGTGTTGGTATACGTAAACGTTAAAAACCCGCCCGCCTGTGTTGGTACCGTCCCAGGCGGATGCGTGAACCACAATGGATCACGGGTGGCGGCATTAAAGTCGTCTGCAAGTTGGAGCGACGTCGCCCCCTGAGACAAGATGACACCTGTGTCGGCCGTCACGAGGCTATTGTTTTCAACAGCCTGGTCCCAATCGGTTTTCTTTTGATAGGACAGTTGCGGCATCAGATCTCCTGAAGGTCCAGTTCGGTGACGAAATCCATCAATTGGTGCGCGATCCCTAAAATTCGTGCGTCAAACGTCTGGGCAATTTGGCGCGGGAAATTAATGTTGAGCGTCACTCGGTCGCCCAGTTCCACTTCCGGCATATACCGGGCAATGACCGTGGCTCGGCGCTTCGGCTCCTTGTAGCGCGTGAAATAGCGCACGGCCATCACGGTGGCAAGATCCACGTCTGTCTGGAAGACCAAATTCCCGCCACCGATGGTGAGAATCCTTGTGCCAAAGCGCTGAATGCTGGTCGGAGCCGGTTCGTTCTGTGTTTGGGAGTCCACCTGTTTCACAAAGGAGCCGAACGTCGCTTTGATTTGGTTGTAGATACGGTCCCAACCCGGCTGGAAGGACTGCACTTTCTGGAGGTTTGAACCATCCAGCGTCAGAAGGCTTGTAGGCTGTGCGGCTTTGTTGCGAAAGAAGAACTGGCCGTTGCCATCAAAGCCAATTTCAAAGTCAGCGATCTTGGCGAGCTCATCAATGGCATCCAGAACCGTCAGACCGCCCAGATTGACCATCGAAACCAAGACCGTTGCTGTCGTGAAATCAAAGACACTCTCGCGCAAAAAGGGCGACGTGGGTCCGGTGGTGGTGAAAAGCGAAATGAAAACGAGCTTCTGGGCGGTATAGCCTTGAGCTTTGGCAGCCGTTCCGGTCTGGATGGCGTTCCCGGATCCCAGCACCTGGTAAAAGCCAAAGCCTGAAGGATTGGATGAAACAACTGTGGCTGTAAAGTTTGCCACCGCTCCGTTCCCTGCCACGACGGTCGGGCTCCAAGTGTCCCAAGACACAATGCCGTCGCCGCCATCGATCACGTTCGATACAGCCAATGCCGGCAAGAAAAGCCGTTTGACGGCGACAAGCACCGGATCTTCATTGCCGGTAATCTGAATTCTGATCTTGATGAATCGAGGAGCGTTGGCTGTCGTGAAGCTGCCAAGGTTCGCGCCGCTGGCTACTTGCTGCTCCGTCGAATAGGTGACGCCATCCGCGCTCCAAGAAAAGAAAAACTGGATGCTGGCGGGATTCCCTTGGATGTCCGCAAAGAAAGGGCCGAGCGTATTAATGACGCCTGCCTGGACGAGCCCCGCAAAATGGATGCCATAGTCAATGACCTGGCTCCAAGTGCTGACCGGGAACGTATTGGTTGCGCCGTAATAGCGCAGATAATCCACGTCAAGGGAATTGCCGCCACCGCCCGCCACGGAATGCAGAAAAATCCCCTGCTGGTCTAGCGCATCGGCTTTGCCAACCGTGCCGGACCCCACCTGCGTGCCGTCGATGTACAGCTGCCACGTTCCGGAATTCTTGGATGCCATTGTGAAAGTGAGGCGGTAATTGTGGAACTGGGTGACGTCAACGTTGAAGGATGAGGAAAATCCGTTGTTCGTGCGCACGCGCACCCGCGAGAGATTGTCAAACCAAAGCTTGGCTCCAAGGACGGGATTGGAGCCAGGAATAATTGTTCCTATTTCAATGTCACCTGTGATCTTGCTGGCTCGAATACGGGCATAGATGGATTTGGAGGGGCCAGCGTCTTCAGCGAGATCCAAGATGTAATAGTCGCTGGTGCCATTTTGAACCACAGAAAGAACGCCGCCTGCGGGCGTGCGCGTGGCTGGCGGCGAGCTCGGCAATTCCTGCCAAAATGGATTGGTAGAGCCTTCCTCCTGGATTTCTTCCTGTCCGGGCAGATAGTCGCCTTCGTATTGGGCGGTCCAAAAGGGTTCAATGCCATTGGCCACGCGGGCAAAATTAATCCGTGAAGCGGTGCCAGCCTGCCATTTGGCTTTCGTATCAAAAGGGTTCATGGCCACAAGGCCATTGTTCTGTGGCGGCGGGTCTTCTGGCTGCACTTGGGCTAGGCGAAGGTCATAGGCTGAGAAATCGCTTATATAGGTATGGAGGATTTCCCGTTGCGCCGGGGGACTGAATACGACGGGTTCAATAGTGGCGATATTGATTTGAGGTACAAGGGCCATCAGGTTCTGGACAACCTGCTCAATTTTCTCGTTCGTTTTCCAGACCAGGTAATCAGCCCGCACTTCCTGGCCCGGAGCAGGTTTGATCGCCACAAAACTGATCTTGGCCGGTCCCGTCGGATCACCCAAGGCCGAAGCGGTATAACGCAAGACCGGCCTGACGGGCACGCCGCCGACGCGCACTTCCTTAAAGAGGCCAACGGGAAATTTAGCGGTTGTGAAATCTGACTTTACGCCGTCACCGACACCCAGGAGCTCGTTGGCGACGAGGATCGCCGCAGGCTCCGCAGACTGCGCCGATAAAAATGTGTCCAGGCTTTGAATGTCCAGTTGTACGGTCGGCGTGCTTGACTCTTCGATGACGTCTTGAATGACTCCGGTAAAGATTGGAAAGATCTCTGGGCTGCCCGAGATGGTGAGTCCCAGGGAGATCCGAATCTTAGAGCCATAACGCAGAAAGTTGGCAAAGCGTCCTACGGAACTGTCATCCCACAAACGGCTAGAATTGTCGACCGTGATGCGCATATTCGAAACTTTGAACTCGTTTAAGGCATCGGTATCGAGCTTCCACGAGAGGCGGTCCAGCTGCTTGACCTCCATCGTCACGTTGGTGGCCGTGGCTTCCCAGCCGCTGCCATTGGCGAGCTGCCTGAAAAGCTCTATCTTTCGGACCGGCAACAGCAGGTTCGATTTTTGAGCATCTTTATAGAGAGCCGAGGTTGTTTTCATACAGACTGTCCTGCCAGACGACCTTGCTGAGCCGTGATTGACTTGACCATCTCGGCTCCTTCAGCGGCGCCACTGCGGGTGACGTCGGAAATCTTGCGCATGATCTCTCGCACCTGATCGTCGTTTGTCCCGCTCATATCGAAATGATTGGTCTGATGAACAGTAATCTGTGCCGACTGCCCCAAACTGCCTGCTCGGTCGAGTGGGATAATCACCTCTGGGCCTGATTCTCCAACCATAGCGACTGTGGGTTTGGTGACCACACCGCCTTCGGCAAATCCCAAGAGTCCAAGGAAACCGCCACCGCCTCCTCCGCCTGACGCGCCTTCGGACGCTGCTTGAGCGATGGCTGCTTCGACCTCAATCTTGGTAAAGGTTTCAATGGCGGTCCTGAGCACGGAGTCAAAAACTTTCTTCATCGCATCGTCGAAGCTTTCGCCTTTTAGGATCATGTCAGCGACCGCCGTGCCCATTGATTTGGCCATCGATTTGCCCACTTCCTCGGCGGTTTTATCGACTTCGTTTAAATCGTCCTTGGCTTTCTTTGCTTGTAGGGCCGCGATATTGGCTTCTTCCTGGCGAGCGGTGGCGAGTTGCTGATCGGTGATAAGTTCGTTCTGGCGCATTTCATCGAGCTGGCGGAGCTTGGCCTCTTTTTCGAGGTCAATAATCTTCAGTTTGGATTCCAGTGTCTGGCCCTGCAGGTCCAGTTCCTGGGCATTTAAACGGACCAGCGTATCGTGGGCGTCTTGCTCGGCTTTCTTTCGCTGCTCGGCTTCGCGTTCGGCCTTTTCTAAATCTTGCTGCCGGACCCGGGCCTTGAGTTGGACTTCGTTATCCACGGTTTTGACGCGCTCGTCCGAATAGCGCTGCTCAATCTTGGTGGCTTCGCTGGCGGTTTCATCCACAATCGTGACGAACTTGTTTCCCATGTCCTGCATAATGGCAGGCAGCTTGCCGAAGTTGCCGGTGAGGACTGCCACGACCGCTTGCCCAAAGGCTTCCACCTGGGTGAGGGCGCCGGCCATGACGCTTCCAATGGCCAGTCCCAGGAGCTCAAAGGCTTCTGCTCCTTTGGCGAGGCCCTGCAGCATGGCTTCGAAAACGGGAAGCACGCCCGCCCCAACGGATTCTTTAAAGCTCTCCAACTGATTCTTGGCGCTCGCGATTTGCCGCGCAAACCCATCCTCTTGTTCGGCTGCGCCCAAGAAGCGCTTGGAGAGGTTGTCGATCACACCTTGAGCGGTGGTCGCATTACCAATGAATGCACCAAAGTCGGCTTGCAGTCCTCTGATGCGCGAGGCATTGCCGTTTAAGATCGGTGAGAGCTGGTCCAGTACGGTGTTGAAATCTTTGCCGGAGGCTGAGGCCAGACCAAAGACAAGACGCGTCGCCTGCATAGCCTGCCCGACGTCACCAGTAATGCGGACCAGACGCGACATGACTTCCAGCGTGTCAGTCTCGGAGAAGCGCGTCAGATTCTTTTGCTCTTCCGCGAATTCGACGATTCGTCCTTTTTGACTGGCGAACGAACCGCCGGTCGCCTCAACAGCGAAACCAACTTTCCTGAGCGCCTCTTCATGCCCCAGCGCGGCCTGGGCGCTTTCATGAAAAAAAGCGATCACGCCACCTACCGTGGCGAAAGTCAAAAATTGATTTAAGAGCTGGCTTCCTGCCTGTTGAACCGCCGAGAGCGAATCGGAAGCTTCTTTCGCTTTGGGCTTTACCTGATCAAAGGACTGCGCGGCTCGGATGTTGGCGTTGGTGATTCCCGCAGCATACTGGTCCGACTTTTGCGCCATCTCGATAAACTGCTGCGAGAGCTGCTGAATCGCCGGAGACGCCTGATCGACGGCCTCAAAGAGAATCTCGTATGCGGCCATTGGCTAGCCTCCCGATTGGGGACTCGATTGAGTCTCGGGCTTGGGAATGGAATCGAGCGTGAAGTGGATGATCTCGACGTAGAGCCCTACGGCCAGCGCGTAGTCTCCCAAGAGCAGATCGACAGGGACGGTGTCTTGCTCACCTTCTATGATGGAGAGCTTGGGCGACACAATCCCATTGAGCAGTATGCGCCGGAACTGCGGAAGCTTTGGGTTGGCAATAAGTTCATTAATGCGCTTGGCAAGGGCATCCTTGCCCTGCCTTGCCAAAGCCCAGAAGTCGTCCGTCTCGTCGCCCAGAAACATGAGAGGGGCGCATTTGATACGGAAAGTCGATCCGCAAACCCAGACGGTCTTTTCCTTACGCAGTTTCTCGGTGAGGTCCTTGGCCGTGATTGGTTCCATGTTAATACCCCGTCACTTGGTTGGTCAGCGTGACCTGAATCATGTTCGTCTGCGTGGGATCGAGCTCGGCGTCAAACTTGATGGCCGCACCCAAGAGCCCGTCTAACGTCCCGAACGGGAATGCGCTGTAGATGGCTCTCGGAATCAAAATATCGAGCGTGCTCTTGTAAGTGCCTTGGATGACATCGCCCGTCAGGATGATCTCAAGGGACGCCGGCAGGTGGTCCAAGAACTTCTGGCGCTGCGTCTCGGTTTCGAAGTAGACGTCATAGCCGCCTTGGACGTTAAAAGCACCCTTGGCGAGGATATCTTTGGGATCGCGGGACTGCATCAAGGTTCGCTGGGCAAAGGAGCCATTGTCGATGTCCAGAGTCCAGTTCTTGACGTTCTGATCCGAGACACCGTCCAGCCGCACATCAGTCTGAAAGAACATGAGCGGTTTGGGCGTGTTGTAGACCGGCGTGAAAGCAGCCGCGGGTTGCTCGGTCTTAAAGAGGAGGTCGCATGTGGCCTCCGCCTTGCCGTCTACCGCGCCCGAGAGCGCCAGTTTCTTCATGACCGTCAAGGCATAGCTTTTGACCGAGAGCGCCCGGTCGACAAAGAAGGTGAACGACGGGAACTTCACATCCGTGAGCGGCACAAAGGTGTGCCTAAAGACGAGCGGATCGTTGGTGGCGTCCGGCTGCACTGACGTCACTTTTCCCAAGCAGCCGAAAAGTAAATCGCCAATGACGTCAGCCTCGACATCGATGGACTTGAGCGTTCCTTTTCCTTCCTTGATTCCGGCGGCCGAGGGATACTCTTGCTTGGTACCCCTGATCTTGTTGTCCGCGATCCGGACGCCCATGTATTCGAGTTCTGAGTCGGCGGCGACCGCCAAATATTTCGCGGGAGCCACCTCGGCGGTTCCACGCACCGCCTCTTTCTTAAATCCGAATTTTTTCTGCTCTATGGCGAAAGGCATACGTCACCTCCAGTTTTATTTCCGGCTTGTCGTCTCGACAGCGAAAATCAAAGCGGTCGAGGTCATTTGCGTGTTCAAGGTCGCCACCAAATTGTCTTCCGGTGGTTCCCATTCAATGGTTTTGAGCGTCGAGAAAAGGATCTGGCCGTTCGAAAGCGAAAGACCCGAAAGGTCTACGTTATCGATTAAGAGCTCCGCGATCTGTTGGGTATCGGCGATCTTGGATTTGACGATCTCTTCATTCGCCTCAAACTTCCGAACGAAGACGATGCGGAAGTTGTAGATGATCCGGTAAGTCTGGCCGGTCGTGATGCGCTCTAAGGCAGTCGAGGGTGCGGGCTTCACGAACACTGCCGGCACGTCGTCCTCGATATGCTCAAGACCTGGATAGAGCTCCAAGGCTCCGACCGTCACTATCTTGAGTCCCAGCGGCCCTGAAAGGGATTGATCGATCAGATTCACAATCTGATGGGCAATGATATTTTCGTGGAGTCGAGGAGCAGGCATCAGGCTGTGCCTCCCCCTTGCTTGATGGCCTCGGTGATTCGGTTAGCGAAGGCAAGCTGCACGCGGGGTCCCGCCGCTTGAACCGCAGGCGTCAGATACGACCGCGCCTTAAACCCTCGGCGCTTGATGGCTCGGCCGATCACAAATCCCAGACGTTCGTCACCCAGTTTGCGTCTTGCCCAAGCTTTGAGATCGGCGACGGGTGGAAACCAGCCGATGTTGCGTCCGGATTCCACGACATCGGCATAGGGCAAAGCCGATCCGACCTCACCCACAATGCGGTTTCCTTCCTGATGAACGCTTTGAGCGATCGATACGCGCAAAAGTCCTCGGAATACGGGCGCATTGATCTTGGCGAGACTCTGGATTAGGATGGTCGAATCCTGCATGGCCTTGAGGAGTGCCGCCTGGATACGTAGCGGCAGATTCTTTAGCTGCTTGATTACCTCTTCAGATCCTCGGATGGTGACGCGGATCATTTTTTCTCCTCGATAGAAACTTCCAGGTGATGGTCGAACAAGTTCAAGACCTCAAGGACGCGGAAGACCTCGCCTGTCTTCTCATTCACGATTTCGTAATTCTCAAGCAACTCCGCGACGTTCAAAAAAAGCTGATACCGCTTCTTTGGGACTTGGCCGAGAACGTCCTTCTCCATCGCGGTGTTGTCCGGGTTAAAGCGGGCGTGCACGCCGGAGGCGATGACCTGAAATTCAAAGACTGGCCGCTTGGTAGCCGGCACCATCGTTTGAACCGGCTTTCGGATCGTAATCCGGTCCGGCAAGAGACGGTCTTCAATTATGCGGCCCATGTTTTTCTCATCCCCATTCACACGAAGTCAATCGGGAACCTCTGTCCCCATGCCTTCCAGGCTCGGTCCAGCTCGTCATTAATCTTCTTGAACGTCCGCGTTTGGGTGAAATGGCGACCAATAGATTCGTTATCGACGAGCGCTCCGTTTTTGCCGGAGAGCGCCGTCTTGGCCACGATGAGCGTCGCGATCTTCTGAATAAGTGGCGGCACAACCCTGTAGCCGTAAATCCCGGACACGGCGACGTTCTGAACCCCCGGCTTGAATATGTTGGCCATGTAAGGGACGTTCACCATGACCGGCGGAACAAAAATATTCTGAACGCCTGGGAAAAAGAGACTGTCTTTTAAACGGATGCTTCCTGTGCGAAAGTTGACGGCGTACTTCGAAGGGTCGATGATCTTGTCGTCTACCGATACCTGGAAAATCTCAATGACCGGAAAGCAGTGGGTGAAGATGGTATCGAGACCATTGCCGTCCAAGAGATCGGTGAAATTCTGGGCTTGGAAGCAGTCGTTGGTCCGCCGATCGATTTCCTGCTCGGCCCAATCGATCCACTGGTCCTCGACCTCTTCAGGCAAGACTTCGCCGCCAGTCACTTGGCTGACCAAAGCCGCCGTGGTATATCGCGTCGCAATCGTCGCGATAAGCGGAACTGATAAGAGAGAAGCAAGAGTGCTCATGAAAGTTCTTCCTGAATGCGCCGGTCGTAAGCCTTCAGTTTTTCATCAAGACGCATCGACAACTCCTGCAAAGCCTCGTCTTTGGCCTTTCGTATGGCGCAGATTCTCGCTTCAGAAACTTCGCAGACTATGGCGAAGTGCTCAACAAAATCAAGCGCCTCTTTGAGCCGTTGATAGTTGTGCTTGAGGTTTTGGATGAAACGTGTGCGCTTGGCGGCCGCCAAGCTTACAGGCCGATCGTTCGGCCCTGCGAAGACCATCGCCCGCGGGGCCTGTCCTTCCTTCTGAATATGCAAAACCGACAGGTCCTGCTCATGCACGATTACCGTCCACCTGTACCGTCTCCTGCGCCTGCGGTCTTGGAAGCAGTCGCACCTGCCGTCGGGATATTGGTTGTCCCGCTCGACCAGAAGGTCACTGTATCTTCAGTCTCCAACTTGTATGTGAAGGTCTGCCCATTTTGAGGGTACGGAACTTGAGCGCTTGCCACACGGTTGGTGACATTGTTGGCGCTATCGTCAAAAGTCACCCGCCCCGTTCCCTTTGGCAACAGCGCCGAGTTCACTTTTAAGGCGGTTGCTGGATTGAAGGTAGACCCCGGCGAACGGTAGATGTTGTAGCCATCGGCGTTCGTATCGGCCACCGCGTCCCAGGAAACCAGCACCTGATTCTGCGAGACTTCGCTCAGAAGGTTCTGTGGGATCGTGGCGACCGTCTCCACATAAGCCAGATGCAAGTTCTGCGTCATGATCTCGGTGGTCAGGTTGGAAGCGTTGCCCTGCGTATCGACTGAAAAGAGGAAATAGGTATGGTCCTTCCCATTATCGGTGTCAGCCAAGGATTGATCCTGAAACGAAGTCGCGGTAGAAGCGATGGCGCTGCTCACGGTCACAACGCCGCTCGCCGTCAGGACGTTGGCTTTTGTGGGAACGGAAACGACCGCATTGCCTGGAACACGATAAAGCTCATAGTGGTCGAGGTCTTGAACGGTGGTCTGATAGCGGATCACGATTCTGTTGCCTGCCGTAAACCCTCCGGCTACTTCCGTCAAAACGCCGAAAGACAGATCCAGCGTGTAATGCGTAGTGAGCGTCTTGGCGGCCAAGGTGACCTGTTTGACGCTTGCGCCGGAGGCATGGCTGAAAAAGAGGCCATCCACCAGCACGACTTGGCCGGTGCCGGAATTGACGGATTTGACTTGAACGTATTCCTCTTTTCCACTGACGCCGTCATCAATCACGAGGTAGGCGTTGGCCACAACCTCAGCAGGGACAGGAGTATTGATCGTAATCACGCGCTGGCCATGCACGACACTGGCTGTTAACGGACTGTTATTGACGGAGACGGCGGTCCGCTCAAAGACGCTGAAGGAGCCGGCCACAATCGGATCAAATTGGGTTTCATGGGCCGCGCCCGCGGTGCCAGCAGCGACGTCAGCCGTATTGTCGGGATGCTTGAAGAGCTCGCCTCCGATAAATTCGTTCTTGGTTGGCGCGGTCCAATTGAGCGTGATGCGGGTTTTGCCTTTAGGTGTGGCTCCATCCACAAACTGCGTCGCCTGGATGAGGCCCAACACGGGCGGCAAGGGGGCCAGGATATCGGTAGCGAGACTCGCGATAAGTTGGGCTGATAATTGTGATTCAAGTGTAGACATGGGTGACTCCTATCTCATCCGTTATTGGCGATCACGTTCGACTGGCCGCTGTTGTCGGTCACAGTCGATTTGTTGCCGACAACATTATTTCCCGATACGCCCGGCTGCAGAACAATGGCTCCTGTCTCGATTCGATTTCCTGAGACGGCATTGCCGCCACCTTCAAGTTGGATGCCAATCGACGCCGTAATGCGGTTTCCCGAGAGGACATGGTTGCTGCCAAACATCCATAGGCCCTTTCCTACAGAGCCGGAAATCAGCCGGTTGCCGGTGATGACGCAATTCGTGTCCGTGCCGCACACCACCACGGCGATATTGGCGTTGTTTGACGGGTTGACGATTGTGCAGTTGCTTAACACGCAATCCGTGCCCATCGTTAATCCACTCTGAAATCCGCCGAGGTTCCAGGCGCAGTTGGTCATAGAAGACTTGGGCGGCATGGCGCTGTTGAAGACCATTCGAACGCCGTCGCCGGTGCAATTGGTCACGACCCAGCGAGCGCAGGTGTTGCTGATAATGAAAAGATCGCCGCTTAATGTGGTGAGGTATCCGCAGTTGGCAATTCGAATATCGGTGACAGAACCGTCGGCCCGCATCGTCACATCGGCCCAGTTCCTAAAGGTGCACCCATGAATTAATCCGCGCGCGATGGACCCCGGAATATACAGCCCTTCGCTTTTGAAGGTATCGAAGAAACAGTCTGCGATCTCAAAATCTGAAGTGCTGATTAAGATATCGGCTCTGCTTTGCGAGCCGGTTAATGACGACATATCAACGTCAAGATCTTTGATGCCACAGTTGGCTCCCGCGAGCGTGATAATCGCGGCATTGGCGGTATCGAGCGCCGTTTGGCCTTTAAGGATGGTGGCCCCGCGTCCCATACCACGCAAAGTGACTTTGGCCGGGATGCTGATGTTGGCGTTGATGAAATAAGTCCCCTCGCGCAACTGCGCTGTGCCGCCATTGGTCGCGATGCTCGATATCGCCGTATTGATATTGCCCGTGTCGGTGGTCGCGTTGCCGGAGGGAGCAGCAATCACGACCGTGGCATATCCGGTTCCGCCGCCGGAACCGCCAGATGCGGCGATAATGATCTTGTTGTTGACGCCGTCTTGTGTCAGCGTGATGCCCGTGCCGGAATCCAGCTTCACATCGCCGACTAAAGGCGATGACGCCCCTTGCTGTCTGAGACCTGTGACGCCGGATGACCCTCCAGAGGCACTCACAGTCACATCGCCTGTTCCATCGGCCGGCGTTACCGTGACGTTTGTGCCGGCGATGATTTTGGTGACAGAGGCCCGCGCGGTATTGGTCGCTGGAACAGAGGTGGCAGGGGTTGTGGCGGTATTTCCAGTATCGGTATACGTGAGGGTTGATCCGCTGCTGACGGCCGCCAGAAATTGCTCCTGGCCTGTGGCTGTCGCTTTATAGACCTTGTATCCGGTCGCGCCAGCGACTGCCTCCCACTGGAGAATGATGGGAACAGGGGAAGCTGGTTCTGTGATCTGCGCTTCGACTACGGCAGGGAGTTGGCCTTCGGTGGTTTCCCCGGCGGCATTGGTCGCCGTCACTTTGTAAAAGTAAGAGGCATTGCCAGCGAGGTTTGCTCCGACCGCGCCGGATCCGAGGCTCGCCAGAAGCGTCCGCGGCGGCCGCAAGAGCTTGAGCTGGCCATGTTGATCCAGAACATCCATATTGCCATTGGCGCCGGTCCCCCAGTTGAGGTCGCCGGTATCGCGTTTGGAAAGCTTCAGGTTATTGGTTAATGTTTCAGCCATGATTTGTCCTTAAAATCCGTATGCTCCGCTGCCGAAGGGCGCTTCGCCCCAGCCTTTGAGCGGCGCTCCAAAAGGCCGCGTGTTATACGGCAGAAGGCTGAAGCCGTTGAAATTAGGTTCGCCAAAGGGAGCTGAACCAAAAGGCGTCATGCCGTATCCCACTTGTTCCAAAGCGACACAGACGTATCCGGCCTGCGGCCCCGCGTCAGAGCTGGTGTCGTCAAACTGGAAAACATTGGGGCCCAAAGTTGATTCATCGGCGATGCGTACTCCCAGCTCGTCTTTGTTGGCGGAGCGGTAAATGCGGAAGCCCAAGATCTGGTGGCCGCTTTTGACCTCCAACGGATAGTCGCCCCAGTTGAGCCGCGCATGTCCCGGCGTCGCCTGCGACACCCGAAAGTTCGGCACAGGCGGCAAGGGAAAGACGGGCACTTAACACCCCCTCGGCGACTTTGGTTTAGACTTCATGGCATTTCCTTTCCGTTCGATTGCGGGATCGGGGAGATTGATCTCCTCATACCCCATCTTGAGCAGGTAATCCCTCGATTCAGGGAGCCGCACATTGCAGAATCCCTCCACGACCGGGATCAACCCTTCGCTGTAGGACGCCTCATACAAAGGGTGGACGGCGCTTCCCAAAGGCGGGCAGAGTTTTCGAAGCTGGAACATTTACAGGGTGACCCCGGCCAAGCGTGAGGCTTTGATGTCGTTGGCCAGAACCAAACTGACGTCTTCGAAGATGTCGAACTCGCCATACTGCGAGGACTTCTGAGCGAGTCTCAGCATCTTGAGTGGCGTGAGCTCGCCCACCCAGACTGCATTGGTGTCCAGGACATAAATGTCCGTGGTATTGTTCGCCGTCCCCTGCACCTGATTGTCAAAGATGCGGATATTGCGGAAGATGGGGATATCGTTGTAGAGCTGAACGCGGAAACCGCCTTTGACCTGCCCTACTTCGAGGAATCGCTGTTGGATCTGAAGGAGCGCATTCAACTTGCGGTTGGCCTTCTTCGACATGATGATCATGTTGGGCGTTCCACGGTTCAGATCAATCGTCTGATCCAAGAGATCCAAGGTGAGCGGCCCACCGTTATCGCCGGCTGAAACCACTTGGCTCGGTGGAATCAACTTCCGCAAGCCGTCGTATTGCTTGGGGTTAACCGAGGAGTCTCCATTGATGAGCGAGTCTTCTTCCGCGTCCCGAACCGCCTGCAAAGCGTTGTTGATTTCCTCCGCTTCGATATCAAGCAGGGATTTGCCGATGGCCTGCAACTTGCGCGTGACTTTGCCCCGCTGGATGACGGTCTTGTAGGGAAAGAGCTTCTGCTGATAGGTGCCCTGCGTTTCGACAGGCTCGTCCGTATCGTCCACAAAAGCAGCGGCGGTGCCACGAGTGGTGCGCTGGTTCAAGATCCAGGCCGCGCCCGACCCAGGCTTTCTCGGCAGGTTTTGCCGCAAGGGGTTGTTGATCTCGATAAGTTCCTGCAGAACCCGATCAACGAGGGGTTGCTGGAGGATGTTACCGGCGTTTGCGGTGTCGAGCGCCTTTTTGAGCTGTTCTAGATCATTGGTCATGGCATTTCACCTCACGATGCTTGCTGGAGAGCCAGCGCGACTTTGAGTTTCTTTTCCGGCGGCAAGCTCTCAAAGGCTTTCTTGACGTCGTCGGTTTCCGAACCTTGCGAAATAACGCCTTTGCGGATCGGCGCGATGGCTTTTACAGCCGCTTCCACCTGCCGCTTCACTTCGCTGGCGATAAGTTCCTGGACCTCGGTCTTACGGACGCTCTTGGTGACGGCGGGGCTGGCCACAGCGGACGGCGCGGCGGCATCCTCATCGTCTTCGTCGTCATCCTCCAAGAGATCCATCACGAGGCCCTTGATCTGCTGGGCGATCGGTCCTACCGGACTTCCCATGCCGATCAAGGTGTCGAGCAGGAAGAGGACGTGTTCCAAATCGGCTTCCATTTCTTTCTCGTCATCGTCGTCTTCCATGACGATTCCGCCTTCCACGTCCTTTTTGGCCTTGGGCTTCTTCGCAGGCTTTGTGGACGCGGCGGGTTTGTCCTCTTCTTCGTCGTCCGCCTGGTCGGCGTCTTTTTTCTTATCGTCATCCGGCTTTTTGGCCGCTTTGGTGGTTTCCTCTTCCTGCTCTTCCGGCCCCGCACCTTTTTTGACCGGATTGGGTTTTGTTTCTTCTTCGGAAATCTCTTCGACGTCAACTTGTGGCGACATGGCAGAACCTCCTTGGGATTTTTTCTCCGCCTCTTGCAGGGCCTTGGACACATACCATCCGATTGCCTTGGCCTCCGGGTTGGCGGGAACAGACACCACGGAAACCTCCAGGAGCGTCATGCGCTCAATGACATTGGCCACCCGGTCGAGCTCCGGCACAAATTTCTTTTCGCGCTCCAAGACTTCGCCTCGAATGGAAAACTTGTTCAAGATTCCTTCTTTGATCTTCTGGATGATCTCGGGCTCCGATTTGGAGATGAGCGCGTCAATCAAGAGACCGTTTTTATCGATCTGAACTTTGGTGACCTTGCCGATGGGGTGCGTGATGTCGTGGTTGAGAAGAACGGTGGAGTTGGTGAGCAGGTCATTGGAGGCGTCTTGGAGGGCCTGTTCCGTGATGACATCGCCTTGCAGATCAAAGTCAGTGGTGGCGGCGTAGCCCACCACATGGAACTCGCCCGCTTCCTCGGCCTGCTTGACAACCTCGGCCGGGAAGGAGAAAGCAACTTTTTCTAGTACGGCTGTGGTCATTTCTGGTCCATAAAAAAGCGCTACCGACCCGGGGACGAAATCCCACAGGCAAGTAGCGCTTCGATTCCGCTCGACGGCGCTTAGGCTATTTTCCTTCTAAAAGCGACGAAGTCCTTTGGCTCATAGTTTTCCTGCTTCTTGGCGCGGACGATTTCACCCTTCTGAAAGTGAAGCTCGATAATCCCGAAGAAGTGATCCTTCCGCAGATTGGACAGCAGCTCAACAATCAATTCGTGGGACTCGCTGTCTTTGCGCGTTTGAACCATCCGTATCAAAATTAAACGCGACCAACAAAAATTTGTCCATAAACAAGTCAACTTGTTGACAACCGCGGATTGTCAGTCATTTTTCAAATTGCTAGGATGGCTATATGTTACGCCGCATAGCACACCTGCTCATGATCGTTTCACTTTTTAGTTCAATGGGCGCTCATTTGGCTGTCATTCAA